TTCGCCTACAATAGCGGCTTCGCCGTCCATACTGAAGACGAAAATGTCAGTACCGCTGAACGGTACGCCTTCACTCTGACTGAGCTTCGCGAGTGAAGAATGACCTTTTACCTTGTTGAACATCTCAAGCGAGAGCTCATGAGGAAAAAGTGTGCTTGCTGATGTAATGGTTCCCATAGTAATTATCCTCCTGTCTTAGTTGTTTTCGAGCGCGGCAAGCATTGAGAGCTGTGCAGCGGTCTTTGAGTTTGTGACGCCCGTATCGCCTGAGAACTTCGGCGAGGGCTGCTTCTTAGGTGCGAGATAGCCTGCAAGTGCGTCAGCGTCCTTGTTGATATCCTCGGCAGTTTCGCCCGCGAGCTTGTCGGCGAGAGCTATAGGTATGCCCTTCTCGCTTGCGGTCTTGATTTTGAGCATTTTCAGCTCATACGCCTTGTTCTGAGCACTTGCGTCGTCGCGCTCTTTGGTGAGCTTGGCAGTGTCCTCGGGAGATGTCCAACCTTCATACTGCTTCTTGGTCTCTTCGACCGCAGCGGCAATCTTAGCCTGGACAGCAGCGTCGAAGTCTGCCTGCGTTGTAATGGGGGTGAATTCCATTGACTTTTCCTCCTTTTCGGGATTATATTTCTTTGTAACTCCTGCATTTATCTGTGCAGGCACAGCAACAAAGCTCCATTCGTAGGCGTCGGTGACGTCGTCAAGGATGATGTGACAGGTCTTACCGAAGTATTCCTTGTTCTTGACGTGCTCACAATGCGTTTCTATCCTGTTACAGCCGCATATCGAGCAGATACGCTTATTCGCAGAAACGCCGACGCTTACCTCTTTCTTGATTCCGCCGTCTATCTCGGCGATTAGGTCCTTATTTTTGTCGGTACGCACCATGTATGCCATACCCTTGAGGTACTTGTAGGTTGCTCCGTACTTCGTCGTTTTCGTCGGGTCTGTGATGACCTCGGTATCATAGATTCGCGCTGTCTGATTCTCGCCCGTCGGATAGTGGTCAAAAATACCTGTTTTTCCGACGAAAAGGCTCTTCATCTTATCGAGAGCCGCATCGGAAAAGCGTTCGACGTCTCTGTCGATGTCATTATCGCAGAGAGAAACAGGAAAAGCATAGAGCTCCTCGGCTCTGAACTCCCTCCGCGTGAACTTGTTGATTTTATCAAGCGTTTCCTTATCCATAGGGAAGCTCCTTTCTGAAAATGAGTATAAAAATAGCACTTGCAGCCGACATTGATGTCGGTTACCAGTGCGCGAGAGATATGGATTCCACGAGCGAGACATCAGCTCCTTCGAGAATTGAGGTGTATCCGTAGCCGCCCGATGAGCCGATAGCTCTGTGCTCGCAGTTGGATACAGCCTGCGTAAGGGCAGGTTGTCCGCTGTGGCATATCTGCCCGCCGAAAAGCTGTCCCTCGAAAAGCGTATTTGCCTCGATAACGTCCGCGACCTTCGGGAGGATAGCCTTGCACTTCACTCCCGCGTCCTTCATCTCGTTTTCGAGGATATTCTGATTGCCCGCGCCGTCGATAGCAACCATCTCGGCACTGTTCGCGAGCAGATACGCGATGATCCAACTGTTGCCGTCCCTCGTCGGGCGGCAGTCAACGGCTTCGACGAATATCCTGTTGTCGGATGTCCTGACGGCTACCGAGAGAGAAACGTTCGAGGTCGTTTTCGCATACTTCACGCCGTAGAACAGCTTGGTCGGCGTGCGGAGCTCGGGCTTCTCTATGATGTAGCTCTCCCATTCCTTGAGGCTGATAGCTGACTTTTGCGAGTACGCAAGCCACAGACCAAGACGCTGTATGTTGTCATCAACTTGGTCGTCGCCGAGCTCATCGCGGATGGTTCTTTCGCTGAGGATGTATCCGAGGGACGGGTTCGTCTCATACCATAAATCGACGTTGTAAGCGTCGGAGAGCTTCGGAACGCTCCACTCCGCCCAACCTGAATTCGTGTTCTCACCTGTAAGCGTTTTCTGTCGGTACTTCTGAAAGACCGTTCCCGCGGAGACTGCCGTCGGCGGAGTTCCGCACATCAAAGTCTGCGGGTTCGGTGAGCTCGTCACGACGTATTTGAGTGCGCTCTCTTGGTCAGCGGTGTACTCCTGTGCCTCGTCAATCATAAGGTCGTCATAGCCCTCGCCGAGTCCGCCCTTGGCTGAGCGTGTGCGGAAGTTGATGATCGCGCCGCTGTTATCCCTGAGCCACTCGATACGCTCGGTGCCGCGGGTCTTATAGGTCTTGAAGTCTACGTCCTCGACATAGCCTGCTCCCGAGAGCTGAGCGACACAACGCTCCCACGCACTGCTCGACGTGGTCGTTCTGTGGGCGGTATACAAAACGCGCCTTCCGTGAGTGATACCCCAGATGGCGCGTGCGATAAGTATTTCTGATTTTCCGTTTCGGCGTGGTATCGACCACCCGAATTTCATGTGGACCCACAGCCCGTTTTCATCCACTGCCATGATATCTTCGAGCATAAGCTCCTGCCACGGCATTGTTTTACGGCGGGATCTGTTGTAGAGCTCGCAGGCTTCCTCTCCGAGGGAGTGCGAGTACGGCAGGACAACGGCAAGGGTCGGCTCTTGTCTGCCCACACGCTTGTCGAGCATTAGTCCGCTCCTTTCGTTATAGGCTCAATGGCTCAAAGGTTTTTCCAGTCGAACGTCAGCGGGAGAACGCGGTTCGATATCAGCTCGGGAGCCGTGCAGAACTCAATTTTCTGAACGAGCTTGTCTGACTTCTGTCGGTTGCAGGTCAGGTGCGCGAGCTGAAGATTGGAGATGTCGGAAGGGTCGCCGCCCTTCGCGACAGGTATGATGTGGTCGATACACGGCGAGAGCGGGTGCGGAAATTTCAGCTTGAAGTCTACTCGCTTCCCACAGATACCGCAGACCGTCTGCGTCGCGTATATCTTTTTCTTGTTGCTGTTGAACTGCGCCCTCTGCGTTCCGTTATGGTCGGGGCGGAGGTTCGGTTTCGCCATATTTTCGCCTCCGTTTTTGTGTTGCAGGATAAAGCGGCGGGGTCGCCGCGGTCACAACGTGCGGCAAAGCCGCCCGTATTTCGGCAAGTGTGGCGTTTTGAAACAGGGGTCAAAGTGTACCCGTGTGCTACATTTTAGGGGTCACGGTTGCGATACTCGCCGATGTTTAGGCTAAAACATAGGGGTCAAAGGGTATAAGAAAACCGCCTGAAAAATCAAGCGGTTTTAGTTTGTGATAACACATAATTGATGAATGAATCCTCTGGCATAAAATTGTACTTTTGAATGTAGTATTCCAAGTCTGAAGACCATATGAATGAATCTTTCTTTTTAGTAATGCGATTCCCAATAACTTCACCAGTGATTATATCAGTTGATATACCTCCAATTGATAATTCCTCACCCTCCTCAATCATGAAGCGGAGTACTAAATCTTGGTTTTCGTATTTGCTTTTATTAAAATGATTCGTTATGCTATCGTTTGGATTACCTCCAAACTCTCTATAATTGGTAAGCAACATAATAATCACCTCCTGGGTTCAAACGTTTCCCATCTTCCTGTTTCTTGGACTCGCTCACCATTGCTCCACATATCTATCAAAAACTGATTGTCAGAAATAAATGTCTTGCCTGTATTATCAATAGCGAGTATTTCAGTAGGAGCTTGAACTTTTACACCTAACTCGTTTGCCAATTGTTGTGCCAGACTTTTTTCCTCTCCGTAGCCTGCTTGGCATGATAATAAACGTATGTTTTGATTACTGTAATTACTGGAATTTTTGATTAGTTTCGCCACTTGCTTGGGAGATAATCTTTTTTCAACGTCAGAAGTTATTGGATTGAGAATCATAAACGATTCTCTATCAGCATGAAAAGTTATATCCTCAAAGTCTTTTATTGGTGGTACCTTAACTGCATATTTGTACAAATCATCTCTATGGCTGATAAACATCAGTCCAGCCGTTGCAAATTCTCTTTCTGATTCCATTATATCATTTTCGGCGATGTTGTCAATAGATGAATTGTTAATTTTCAACCCTCTGATTTGTGAAAGATTCCTCTGCTCGATAGTTCTGCCCTCGGCTTCCGAGAGTGTCGGCGGTACGTAGTCAGCGGCGTTCGCGTTCGGGAGTTCTTCCCACGTCTTTGAGCGTGAGCCGTCGGCGTTCTGTTTGCCGCGGAGCACCTGTCCGTCGTAGATAATAGTGCAGTCGCAGTTATCATGACGGCGGAAGATACCGTCGGGCTGATCGCCGAACTCATACTTTCCCGCGACCTCACTGCACCACTCGCAGCACTGTGTTCCTATACGCACGATGTAGCATTTCAGTCCCGCGTCGTGACGGAACTGTGCATTTTTCTTGATACAGTCGTCGTGAAACGACTTGGTTATCGTTTCCGTGCCTGCTCCTGCGCGTCGCTTGATGACGCTGTCCTTTACCGTCGGGTCGATGAGCGAGTGCGCGAACTGGTCAACGCGCTCTGCGGGAAAGGCAGGCTTTTGAGGATTGATGTGTATACCTGCCTGTTCGTCCAGGAGTGTCTGTACCTGAACGTAGATACTGTTGACGTCCACGTAGCAGTCGTGCAGGAGCTGAGTGACTACACCCGCCCTGTCGTCGAGGTCGAAAACGTTCGCGGAAACCTCGCGCCCGAAGATATGAGACAGTACACGAGCATACTCGGCAGAGTCTGCGAGCGTCGCCGTGCCATTCTTGATACGCTTCACGACTGCTCGGAGTGACGGGTCTGCGGCGAGCTTCTTGTCGAGTGCGGCTCTGAGCCGCTCGTACTCAGTCACTCTCGCTCTCCAGTCCTGTCATACGGTGGATAGCCTTTGGACCCACGAAGTCGGGCACTGCCTGATTGATTTTGTAGATAGCGTCGCCCAATGCTCCGATAGCTGCGGCGTCGGGCTCGAATATCGGCGCCCAAACTGGCTTGGTTTTTGCAAAGGCGCGGCGGTCGTAGGTCACGTTGTCGCGCACACACGCGGCGAGAAAGCCCGCGTTGAGGAAGCCGACACCAAAGGTACGCTGTGCCTTTCGGGCAGCAAGACGGAGCTGCTCGTGGCTCGCACGGATAGCGTCATAGTTCTGCGGGTTTGCCGTCGAGAAGCCGAGGTCGTCGATAGTGAGGTTCGTTTCGCCTGCAAATACAGAGGCAAACGCTTTGAGCTCCTCAATGTAAGGAGTCATACTCTGCTGCTGGAACTGTCCCATAGTCGGCTTGTTGCCTTCCTCGTCGTTCCCGAACGCGAGGAATGAGGATATCGTCGCCTTTGGTTTATCAAAGCCCTTTATTGCATTGTCAGAGAGCCCGAGGACGTACTTCTGCGGGAAGCTGTAGAACTCCGCAGAAACATCCATACGGCGGAACGTCCTAAGAACCGCCTGCGTAATGTCTATGCAGGTGCGTGATATGCGCGAGTGACCGAACGGACGCCGAGCGTCGGGACGGTTTATAATCGGCACGAGCAGCGGATACGGAGCGCTATGAACGAGCGTCATAGACTCGTCGAGCTTGCCGTGCACATAGTAATCGGTCTGGAACGGGCGGAAATATGCCTCGAGCGTAGGCGTTTTGTGTTCGTCGCGTTCGAGAACCGCATATCCCTCGGTCAATAGGTTGGTTGTGGTGTCGATAGTTCCCGTGGCATTGCCGCCGTCGATGACCTGCATAAATGGATATCCATCTTCACCGCGCCCGATATAGATGAAACTACACGAGCTGATGAGGGCGGACAGTATCGAACTGTCGGGAAGAACGTCGGGGTTGTTGAGAGTGAATATGCTTCCGATCTGGAAGTCGTCGTTATCGAATCCATCGAACACGACCCTGTCGGCTATACTGTCAACAGCCTTCGCGCACCAACCGAGCGAGTATGCGAGCCAACGAAAGTCAGAGGGAATCATACTGCTGAAATCGTTGATGCGGTTTTTCATCTCGTAATACTGGTATCTTGTAGATACTCTCAGCGACTTCTGTGCCAGTTTTTTCTTGAGATACGGAAGTCCGTATTCCATTTTTTTCACCTCTTTTGTTTATGCTCCTGATAGTTGCTTCTTTTGTCGTGTAATAGCGGCGTTCATACCTGCCCTTTTGGCAGCTCCATTGTAAAGAATGTTGTATCTTCTATCACACCATTCAAGATTAATTGCCGCATTATTTTCCCTATCTTCGTCTTTATGGTTCACTATGTCATAATCATTAGGATTCTCAATGAATGCTTTCGCCACTAATCTGTGAATGTATTCAGTTACCGTCTTTCCTTTGTGTCGGAGTCTTATGATAAGATAGCCCTCCTTATGCTTGGCAGGCTTTAAAATACGGTGGTTGTTCTTTCGGCGAACAACGCCCAAATCACTGACTTCATAATCTGTTTCCTCGCCGTCAATAACAACTGCACGCCATTTTTCGAGAGGACTATCCTCGTAGCATTCGGGAAACGCTCTTAACATAAGTTCAAAGACTTGTAAGAACTTTGGTTCGTTACCTGAGCGCAAAACAACATACGGATATCCCTTGTAGCGTGTGCGTGATAAGAATCTTTTGAGCTTGTAATTATATATCTCAGCTCTTTCGGAGATAATATAACTTGCGTTAATGCCCTCATATTTGAGAGGACGCCATTCGTATCCAGTTACTTCTGTCATCTTTTGTGCTTCAGCTTCCGGGCGCATTTATTCCATCTCCTGTTCAAAAAATTGCAGTTTCACGCAATAAAGCGAGCAGTGACGCGGGTGTAGTGCACATTTGCCCTTGCAAGGGGTACCCTCCCCCCCATACCTGCCGCTCGTTTTTGCTTTTTGTTAATTTTATGAACAGCAAAGCCGCCCCTGACGGAACGGCTCGGCTGTTTTATAGGATGTACATTCCACTGACATCTTTGGTGCGCCGCCGCAGACATGAACTGCGAGAGGCGCATAGGGAGCCGAGGTACACGCAGCCTCGGCAAGAAAAAGATAGTAGAACAAAAGAAAGGAGACAACATATGAAAACCAAGGCGGAAGGCGGAGGCAAGGGAGCCGCTCAGCTCCCGAAAGTCGCCGTCCTGTTTTCCGCCTGCTTTCATGGTATTAATATAACACAGATTTTTTTCCCGTGCGTATCACTTTTTATATTTCGTGTACATTTTTCGCGACTTCGTAAATAAACCTGCACCGCCAGCGCTTGTACGTTGCCTCCCCTGCGTAAATAGGATACGGTGACTGATAGCATATATTGTCCCATATTGCCTTCCTGTACTCAGGCGGAACTGCTTCGAGTGCCTTGTCTATCGCCTTGCACATATCGCCGAGAGCTGCGAGCTTGATTCCCTTCTGCTCTGTCGGATTGCCTATGCCTGAGTGAGGCACACCGTCAACAGGAGGAGAAGAATTGAGAATATCCTCGCGTTCTTCCTTGATTCGATTATAGTCGCGAACGAGGTACAGCATACGCATATACAGGTTGTGTGGCAGCTTGTACGGGTTATTCTTCTGTCGCTGATAGTTTCTCACCTTACCACCTCCACGTAGTATATCATCGGATTCAGATTGTGCCGCTTAATGTATGCGAGGGCTTCGAGCCTGTCGCGAAACTCGAGCACCCGGAAGAGCGTCGCGTGTATGTAGGTACCCGTCTGCGCGTTGCGGATACGGAAAAGAGCTCCGGGAGGGTCATTCCATATCTTCATCATCGCCATTTTCTTTTTCCTCCTCGCCGCCACGCCCTGCACAATACGCGAAGCACATCGAGCCAAACGTTACTATAGCTCCGAGAAAAGCTCCTCCGAAGAATATAGTCAGTTTTTCAACCATCAGTATTCACCTCGTAGTATCATATCAAGGGCTAAAAATACCATATCGCAACGCAAAATATACTTGCATTCCATGCACGGAACATAAGGCTTGCAAAAATTCCGTGAAATGATTCTGCACTCATGTTCAAGGTCACTCACTGTTTTCATCGTCAGCCTCCTCAACTTCCTTGATGGTTATGCTTATCTTTCTGCCGTCTATCAATCCAGCTTCGAGCGTGATTTCGCCTTGTGCAGCTTCGTACAGGTGGATAGCGCAACTCGCTAACATATTGCAAACAGCCTGCACCTGAGCATTCGTTTCCTTCACATCCATTTTTCAATCCTCCATTTCTTCTTTCCACTCTTTCAGTAATTTGATAAATATGATTGTAATCATAACAATGCCTAATATGGTTGCCAATACTTCAGGCAATAAGATAATAATCGCCGAAATAATTAGTATAGTTAACAATATTGAGTTCATCATCAGCCTCCCTCTGTCCGCACACCATTGTTGTACCACGTCAGCTCAAAGTCGTCGGGGACATCTATCTCGAGGACGGTCGTGTATCCCTCGAAACTGATACGCATATCCCAGTCAGGGAGGGATAGGTCTTCGTCCTGCAAGCTGATACCGATATCCCAGGTACCTGTGCCGTTTCTATTGTACTGTCCGGTGACAATGAGTGCGGTTCCGTCAGCTTCAACGACGCACTGTATCGGTTCACCGCTCCCACAGTTATCCATATCATCATTGGTGGCACCGTACTCTCCGAACGTGTCATCACTGTAGCCCATGAATTTTAATGTTTTCATTTTCAGCCCTCCTCAATATAGTCCATGTATCTACGAATCGAAGTATCACCATCAACCTCAATTTCCTTCATAGCCAATTCTGTTTCCGAGGTGCTTATGAACTCCTTAGCGCGCATTGCATTAGTAAACACCGCCACGATAATGCCTTTTCCTAATGGTGTGGGTACATAAACGACGTAATTACGTTCACTCATTTTCAGTATTCACCTCCGCCCTTATCCTCTGTAACTGCCTGTCGAGCTTGCGCTGTATCTCGGCATCGACCTTATCCTTTCCGAGGTACAGCCGCATCTGCTGAGCCATAATGAGCACGTCCGCGACCTCGCTTATCAGGTCGGACATTTTCTCGGCGTAGACCTCCGCGGAGCTGTCGGCAGCTCTCTCGACCTTGCAGACCGCCTTGATAGCCTCGGCGCACTCCTCGACAAATATTGCCCGCTGCTGCCCGAAGGTGTAGTTTGCAGTGATCCGCTCGAGCTTATCGTTCACGTTCTGCTGCTCTCTGAGTGTCCTGACCTCGATATCGTACTCCGATATCTGCCTGCACTCGTTCTCGTGCTTATCCCGGAGCTCAGCTATCTCACTTCTCATTCTCTTGATGTACGCCTCTATCTCAGGCTCGGTGAGCCATCTTCCGTCTATGTACATAGTCTTTTCCTCCTTCGTTCTTTTCAGCGCCTTTTCAAAGGCTTCCGATTCGTTGCGGACGAGGTCTCTCGCCCAGCGTTCAACTTCTGTCATTTATTCCTGTTCCTCCTTCTCACCTCTGCATCAGCCTCGAGGATAGCTGATATGTTCGCGTCCATATTCCCCTTACCTTCACAGACAGGACAGACCTTTGGATCGTACCGCTCGAGGAGACCACACTTGCGGCATCGGTACCATTTGCCGACTTTGTCGCGGCTGAATAGATAGAATCCTGATTTATCGTTCATTTTGTTGCCTCCTCAAAAAACATTGATAAACTGCTCGTACTTGCTCGCGTCGAAGTCGTCCTTCTTCACGCCGTCCTGCGCAAGCCACTTCCGGATAGTTGCCTCATAGTCTGCGTAAGGCTTGCCCGTTGACTGGACGTGACTATCGACCCGCTGAATGTAGTCTCGAATATGTCCCTCTCCGTAGTCCTGATTTAGTTTATTGATTTCATCATCTGAAAGAAAAACATTCCCGTACCGTCCGCGGGGTGTTCTTTCTTTACCCCTTTCTTTAATATTTTTTTTCTTTTCTTTATATGTAGGGTTCCCGATTTCGGGAATAGTAGGGTTCCCGATTTCGGGAATAGTAGGGTTCCTGTTTTCGGGAACTGTTCCCGTTTTCGGGAACGGTAAAACTGCACAAGATTCAACAGCCCATTTTTCATAGTTTTTCACAATGGAAATTGTCTGTGGTTTTATGCCCCTGCTTGAATGGAGTTCGATGATGTTCTTTGCCGAAAGTCTGTTAAGGACTTCCGATACATGGTTTTTTCTTATTCCGACAGCGACAGAAATCTCGGACAGAGGCATTTCGGCATAGACCCGATTAAAGCCATAAGTCCTGCGGATAATGTAGAGCAGTATCCGCAATTCGTTTCCCGAAATATTCAGCCGACAGAGAGCCTCGAGGAGCTCGTTTGCTATCTTTGTGTATCCGTTTTGGAGCTGTGGATCAGCCACATTATCACCTCGCATATATCTGTATCGGGGCGGAAGAACCACCCCTCATACAGAAATACTATATCATTCGACAACGATAGCCTCGCCTTTTTCGATGAGGTCGGAGAGCTTATCCTTGAGATAGTCGGCAACGTTCCTGCGGGCATTTATCTTCCACGCACCGCCGTCGGCTTCGTAGAGAGCCACACGTCCGCCCTCAGAGAGGCGGAGCAGGAACTCGCTTTCAGGCTGATCTACCTCGATGAATGTGCGGTAAGGTTTGAGCCTTACTATGGGCTTGACTGCCGCATTGCCCTTAGTTACGATACCAGTGCGGACGGTCACGTTCTGCGTGAAGCCGTCGTCGGAAGCAGTCATGCTGTTTTCCTCGACTATGGTGCCGAGGAG